GAGTAACAATACAATCCTTTATTGTGGTTTTGATTGCATTTGTAATATGTTTTACATCCTGACTTTCTAATGCAAGGATTAAAACTTTTTCTTCTTTAACTAGAAACGGTCTATATTTTATTTTCTTCCCTGATGATGGTAAGACCAACTCATAAGTCGGGGTAGTTATTTTTGGTAAAGGCATAATATTTTTTTCAGTATTTTATATAGGGAGGTTATTCGAAAGTTTAAATACCAATTGCGAAACTACCTAGATTACTTCCAGAATCTTCAAGATTTTTCTTTGCTATACCCTTTGCTTTATTAGTTTCCTTTATAGGATTATAAGTTTCCTTTCCACTAGTTTGACCTGAGATATCAAATTGATGTGCATGTTTCTGAATATCTTTCACTGTTTCTGCTGTAGTGATGTTACTAGTACTCCTTTTATTCTCTTCTGATATTGATGCTGTTGATCCTGCCAACTTAATCTTAGGTTTAGGTTTTATTTCACCATAATTTTTTCTTGCATTTCGTGTCGCAGCATCCATAACTGCCACATTATCTTCATTGCCATAAGAAGTAGAAGTATCAGGGCCATTATCCTTAACAGTAATGTACCTAGTGTATCCAAAGATAACAGTTAACCTAGTTATTGTACTACCTTCATACGTCATAGGCATAGCAGTTACTTGTTTTGGAAAAGCATCTATGAATCTATAACTTAATAGATGTTGTGGATTGCAACCAACCTCATAAGAAACAGATTGATTAAGATTCTTTATTAAATGTCTTTCAAACTTTGTAATATTAATCTCTCTCTTATAATTCCTTGGATATTGCATTCTATAATATGGTTGAGCAGGGTAATTAAATTCATTGTTAGTTTGACCTTCATATCCTCCAACGTATTTTCCCTGACTGGTATACAATGGATTAATAAAATTCATCCACTCTTCAAATATACGAATAATATTATACTTATCATCAACATAAAAGGTTACTTCAAAGTCAGGAAAGATTCTTCTGGTAGCATTGTACTCAAGCATTCCTTGATATGCTCCAGGTTGCTCAGTAATATCAAAGTTTGCTCCTGGAAGCATTGCTTCTGATGCAAAGAAATCATAATTAAAATTAGTAGATTCATACTCATCAAATATACCACAAGCAGTTAGATGATTCTCTAGAGATTCAGATTCTTTTGAATATGGAACACCAAATCTCTGCAATCCTAATGAAACTTTATATTGACTATTAACCGACAGACCTTTAAATAAATCCTGAGCAGAAGGTATCGAAGTACCAGAATTAGTATTTCTAGGATTTGTTATCTTTAAATATAATGGATCAACGAATTTTGCCATCTAAATACTCTTATTAATTAGTTATCCTATACTATGTATGTCATATAATGGAAAATATAGGCCGAAGCATCCTAAAAAGTACAAAGGAGACCCCACAAACATAGTTTACAGGTCACTTTGGGAAAGAAAGTTTATGAATTATTGTGATCTAAATGAAAATATTAATGAATGGGCTTCTGAAGAATTTTGGATTCCTTACAAGTCACCTCTAGATAATAGAACACATAGATATTTTCCAGACTTCTTTATTAGATATAGTGATAGGTCTGGTAAGAGAAGATCAATGGTAGTAGAAATAAAACCAAAGAAAGAAACAAAGATGCCTCCAGTAAAGCCAAAGAAAAGAACAAAGTCATGGGCGTACTCAGTAAAAATGTGGGCAATAAATCAAGCAAAGTGGAAAGCAGCAAAAGAATATTGTGATGATCGTAACTATGAATTTAAAATTATGACAGAAGATGATTTAGGTATCAAGTAATGCCAAGAAAAACTTTAGCAGAAAGAAGAGCAAGAGATGCTGCAAGGAAAGCAGAACTAGCAAATGATACTACCATTGGTGGAAGAATCTTTGAAAAGTCTAGATCAATTCCTGGTACTGATGCAGACTGGTTTGCTAATGAATTATATACAGAACTGTCTGCAATATCAGAAGAAAGATTTCCAGAAGTAGGTGACTTATGTTACTTCTCATACTCTGCAGCATTCGGTGATAAGTATCCGTGGTGGGATCGTAGACCACTAGCATACATACTGGATATTAAATTGGATCATATTCTCGGTGCTAACTTACACTACTATAGTCCTGATATAAGATCATCAATTGCTGGTTCCCTCATAAATAAAAGAGAAGCACGTTTACCAGACAAAACATTACATAGATATTTCATTACTAATATTGATGGTTTGTTTATTATTCCAGAGGATTCAGAAGAGTGGTCTGACATTGCTAAGTTAGTAACAGAAAAGTTTGTTAATAAATATGGTATGGTTTCACCAGAACAAGTTTGGGATAGTCCTTAATGTCATACACTACCACTAGTGGCGATAAATTACATGAAATAAACAATACAATCCCTACAGATGTATTAACATCTGCTATGGGAGAGGGATGGGAAGATACTGCAAAACTTTATTACTCTCAAAGTGGAGTAGTACAATTAAGAGATACTAATACAGATGATATTCTTTGGGAGAAAGGAGACTGGACAACTTTTGGTACAAATAAATTTAATGAAGAAGAACAAAAAAAGGTTGTAAATGCAATTAGTACAGATACAGTAAATGCATTCAAAGCAGCTGGAGGAAATTCAAATAAATATCTACTGCCAAACTGGATGTTTGATGAAAATAAAATAGGAAAAGATAATACTATTACAGATCAAGAGGCATCAGAATTAGGAATATTTAATCCCACTTATGTGTATGATGGACCAATAGAAGATAATGTTGAAAATTTACAGAGTGCAGAAGAGTATCAAGATAAATTAGATAACCCATCTTACCAAACAATAACTACATTGATGGCACATAGTGGTGGTAGTTTAAACTATCCAACAGATGCGTTGTATACAAAAAACCAAAACACAGGGTTTAACCAAGACCATGTGAGAATAATGCAGTATGAATATCAACCTCCAAGAAAAAATCTTGTAGAAGGAGATGCTGTAAGTATAATGACACAAGGTGTACAGAGAACTTCACCATTAAAAAGATATCTTGGCATGTGTAAACTTCCAATGCCAACTGATATCAGTGACTCTAACAATGTAAGTTGGGGTGAAGATACAATGAATAATCTATCTGCTGCAATGACATCATTAGTAGGACAAGGCCTTGGTAGATCTGCTACTTCTGCTGGAGTATTTGCGGCAATGGGTTCCTTACTTGGAGTAGGTGATGCTGGTACTGGTGTGGCAGCAGACGCACTTACTAAAATTGGTCCTGGTGGAATTGCTCAACTTGCAAGTAATGATGCAGCAAAGAAATTAGCAGGAACTGCTTTACAATCTAGACTATTAGCAGCAGCTGGATTCCAAGTTAGTCCAGAAGATATACTAGCAAGAGGATTTGGAATAATTCCTAATGCCAATCTTGAATTATTATTCAACTCACCTAACCTTAGAGAGTTTCAATTTTCTTGGAAGATGACTCCAAGAGATGCACAAGAAGGACAAAGAGTTAGAAACATAATAAGATTCTTTAAACAAGGAATGGCAGCCAGAAAAAGAACTGCTACTACTGGAGCAGCATCAATATTCTTAAGCACACCAAATGTATTCCACGTACAATATAAAACAAATCAAGAAATAGATATTGCAAGTTTAAATAGAATTAAAACTGTTGCATGTACTGGTTGTGCAGTAAACTATACACCAGATGGAATATGGTCTGCATACGAAGATGGTGTACCAGTAAGTACAGTTATGTCACTTAGGTTCCAAGAACTAGAACCAATATATGATACTGATTATAAGAATGATGTTCCTGAAGGATTAGAATTCAATCAGTTTCCTAAGGATGCTGGTGGTGAAGGTGGTGGTCATCTATATCCAATAGATCTAAACGAGGTAGGTTACTAATGGCATACTTTAGAGAATTTCCAAATATAAATTACGTTTCTCTTCTACCAGATAGAAATAAAAACGAGGAAAGAATACTAGTAAAAAATATATTTAAAAGAGCTAAGTTAAGAACTGATATTAAATTTGGAATAACAATGTTTGAACGTTATCAAGTCGAAGAAAATATGAGACCAGAAGCAATTGCTAATAGAATATATCAAGATCCAGAATTGGACTGGGTTATATTACTAGTGAATAATATTACTAATGTTAGAGATCAATGGCCTCTAAGTAATAATGATTTGTATAATTATATGCTAGATAAGTATGGAGAAACTGGATTAACAGATGCCCACCATTACGAAACTGTAGAACTAAAGGATAGTGATGGAAGAATTATGTTACAAGGTGGATTAGTAGTAGATGATGAGTTTAAATTTAGATACTCAGTAAGAAAAAGTAATGGAGATTTGACAGATCCAGATAACATAAACCCAGTACAAGTAATCACAAATCTAGCATACGAACAAAGAGAAAATGATAAGAAGAGGCAAATAAGAATCCTAAAACCAGCATACGTAGCAGGAGTTGTAAATGATCTAAGAAATGTAATGAAATATAATAGATCAACACAGTATGTTAATAGAAACACAATAAGAACTTATAATCCAAGAGTAGCAGGGGTATAAAAAAAGACCCCCGAAGGGGTCTTTTTGTTTAGGAATTAACTAGATTAGCAAAG